ACTCTGTGCTCAAGATCAACACTTGTATCTCCAAACGGTTCAAGGGCTTTCTCAAGAAAGGCAAGTACCTGCTCAGTAACTCTAACGTCTTGCTTGCAATACTCAAGCATTTCAGGCGTAAGCCTAGTCCAATCATAGTATTCTCCTTTGGGAAACTTTAAGCGTTGTCCCCAAGCGTCTAGTGAGTGACCACCTTCAAGGTTGGGATTGTACAGACGAGACAGCACCAGTGTGTCTGTAACGTCTCCTGTTACTTTGACACCTAGGATTCTTTCGACCGCAGGGATGTCGTAGTTAATCAGATTATGACCGACGTGTTCTGTCACATCCGAAAATAACTCCTTGACCATCTCCGCTGTTGGGTTCTCAAGTGTATACATCTGATTGCCTTTGATTGCACATAAGCACCAGATTGTCTTTGGCTTGAGTCCGTCAGTCTCAATGTCCCAGATACAACGCACTTAGAACTCCTCGATGTTGTTAGCTTCATGGACTTCTGGTTTCTGCCCACGCTCTACTCGACCTGTCAAGGAATTATAGTAGAGCCACCCTGCACTGCCTGTGATGCCTGTGCGTCTGCATTTGACGACCTGCACTTGTGTGCTGTTCCTTGCATACTCGTCCTCTGCCATCTTGTCACGACTTAACAGAATCGTATTGAACGAGATCTGGTTAATCGAGCCTGAGCCCTTCAAGTCGTACTCGTTGACGTTGTGCGGGTTCGACAGGCTAGGCTTTCGCATATGGCTAACGACAATCACCGACACATCGGTTTCCTTAGCGAGCTTAAGCAGTCGATCCATGAAGTCATCAACAGTCTCGTTGGAGTTGCTTGTGACAGCCGCTTGCAGTGGGTCGATGATAAGTACATCACACCCGTTGCCTTTGACCATCGCTCTCAGCTTCAAGAACAACTCATCAGTATCGACAGCCCCATTGTGATCCAACAGCAGGATACGACCGTCAGTGATGATGTCAGAACGTAACTTGTCAAAGTCGATGTTCTTACGATCCTCAAGTGACAGGTTGTGTCCTGTGTGGATTGTCAACAGGTTCTCGACAGCTTCACCATTGGATGCCTCTAAGAACGCACAGCCGATGGTCTTCTGGGTATTCTTCCAAAAGTGGTAGGCGATCTCGTTGACCATCGTGGTCTTACCAACAGACGTGAGTGCACCAATGACGGTGATCTCTCCTGCGGCAATGCCTCCGTTCAACATTGAGTTCAGCATACCAAAGCTCTCAGGAAACGGAATGATCTCCTCAGTGCCCCTCTTGATAAAGTCACCCCAAGCATCCTCAAGGGTAATCACCCCTGTCATGCGGTAAGGCTTGGCTTCCCACCATTCAGCAGTGAATTGTCGCACTTTGTTGTTCATAAGGTAGTCTGAGGCGTCCTTAAACGCCCCCAGAGCGACGATCTTAGCTTTGTTAGGGCTGAGTACCTGAGCACACTTCTCAGCGGCCTCACGGCCTGCAGAATCGTTGTCGAAACAAATCACGACATTCTCAAAACCCTCAAGCCACTCAAGATTTCTCTTGAAGTCCTTAACTGCCCCGCCCGCACCTTTGGACACTGAAACCACCGGGTAACGAGCGCCAAGCATCTCAAAGGCCGCTAGTGCGTCCAGTTCGCCCTCGACAACCGTTACGTAACGACCACCTGACTTGAACAACTGCTGACCGAACAGCGTATTGTTCCTCATGTCGCCTAGGGTGCGGAAGGTCTTAGTCTTGACCTCCCGAACCTTACAACCGACTAATGCACCGTTGTTGTCGTAGTACGGGTAATATTGCGAGTGTGCGTCAGAATGTACGTTGAACCGTTTCGCAACTGATTCCGGTATCTTTCTATCTGGAATCGCTTGAGTGGTTCCATACATCTCCACTGGCTTAGTGTACGACACAACATTACTAGCGGTTTCCACAGATGTAGCCTCCTTAAAATAGGTTTGACACGCAAAACAATATCCATGTCCGTCTGTGTAGACTGCGAGAGCATCACTGCTCCCGCACTTCTCACAGGACTCGTGCCTGATGAACTCGTCATCAGAACTCCCCGTCATCATCGACGCTTACCTCGCCCTTCTCGACTACACGAACAGCCTTTAGGTACACGGTTGTACCGTGGACAGGGTGTGGGTTGCCTAGGTCGTACTTAATACGTACCTTGTCACCGTAGCGCACAGATGACTTGCTGACGGGTTCACCGTCGTTATCAATCACTGGGAACTCGTCAAACTTAGTGGCGAACTTGCGCTGTGACTGGTTCTTGTACATTTTGATCTTGACGCCTTCTGATTCTAGCTTTTCAGCATCAGCGTCGTCGAGGGTTAAGACAAGAGAATACTTGCCTGTTGATTGGCCGTTGTAGACCTCATGTGCATCTAGGTTCGCAAATGCGACCGTTCCATTTACTACTGACATTATCAGACCTCCTCAGGTTCCGGTGTTGTGAAGATAGGTAAAGCGAGATCAAGTAGCAACAAGTCGTTGCGCTTAAGCTCAGACAAAACCCCATCGTATTGTGGCTCTGGATCTTTAAACTGGTCATTGATCCGTTGCCTCAATTCCATTATTATAATCGCAGTCGACACATTATGCAACGACATATTTACACTCCTTTACGAACTCCTTAAGTTCTACTTTAGACAACTTAAGTTTCTTACTATTAGTTTTTTTAATATTAGTCCTAAGGTGTTTCCTAGGCTTTCTAAAGTATTTCATATGATCCCTTAGTATACTTAAGAGTATATCATAGTTCCTCTTTTTTCTCAACAATTATTCCTTGAACAAGGTCACCTATTGTGGCCTCTTGCTCGTAGAGCGATATCTTGACCTCTGTCAAGCAGTCACTACAGAGGTCGAAAAACTCCCCGTTGTTGTCTTTTCTGGTTGACTCGTAGTCGGTCAACTCGACGTTACAAGCTCGACACCTCATCTCTATTCGTCCTCATGTCTTTCATAAAACAACCACGCAAGGAACGCACCAATGCCCATTGCTACTGTCCAACCAGTCAAGATGACCATTAGGTTGAATAAGTTCATCGCTTCCATGTCTTAATTGCCTCCTCTAGCCGTCTGTCATGTAAAGAGCCTGTAGGAGCCACAGAGAGCTCCTGTGCTCGACGTTTGTAGTATTCTGATAGTGACCTATTACCCTGCCAATCGAACTCCTCAGAGAGGAATTGACACCAGAGCGATGCACAGGACATCGTAAGACCTCCTGTGAGTAAGTCACGCTCAACTGGAGGTATCTTGTTCATTGTCAATCAATCTCCAGTATTCGTTCCAAGTGTACACCACTTCGTCGACCTCAACCTCAGCAGGATAAGCCCCAAAATGTTCATAGTGGTCATTCACATAATCCGATATCATGTCAAGGGTACTCATCGGTCTTGCTCCTGTTCATATCTCGCTTCACCCTCTTCCTCAGCCCGTAAGGTCGCTTGGTACTCGTCCCATGCCTCGTCTGGTGTTGAGCCTGTGATCGTCTCGTAGACATCGAACCAGACAGGGTCGGAGTGTTTCTGTTGGGTGATGTAAAAGATCACCTCGTCAATGACCCACTGTAACTGTGGGTCGTATTGCTCTTGATGGTCAGTCATCGCCTTCTAGCTCCCTTAAGGTATCCTTAAACTCCTCGACGTATAAATTCACGTTTCGTTGAACATACCACAGACTGTCCTCCAGTTCTCGCTCTGGTTCTCCGTTGTGGTATCCGTCAGAGTCGAGATAGCCTGAGACCTTCCACAGGCTGTCCCCACGTTCTACGGGGGTAATCTCAATGTACAACGACACGCTCTCACCGTCATTGTATGCGGTGTCCTGTATGTACTCAAGTGTTTTCATCTGATGAACTCCCAGTATTTACCAATGCACCACCCAAAGATCGTCAGAGTCCAGACGATCACTACTGCCTGTTCTAATTCGTTCATGATGAATACCTCGTGTCGTTATAGTCAACGACCATGTGACGATATCCATAAGTCAGAATGTCAACGTCATTCACATACACTCGACCCTTACGTGTCACCACAGGAACCCCAAGGGCTCTCAGGCGTGACTTAGTGGTCATGGTAGGCCAGTTTGCTAGTGTCTCAAGGTTCACCTCGACACTTCCATCAGTCGACACAGTGGCGATGTGGTGACCGTGTAGATGTACACGAGCCCGCAAGCTGTCCGGCATAATATAAACAGTGGTGTTGTCCTTTGACCAGTTCTCATGGTGTCTGATCGCTGTGTTCATTTCTTTTTCAATCTTTCTCATTTGGTTGTCTCCTCTGTTGTTTGCAACCCAGACGCAGGACTATACACCTGCGTTTCGCCTAGCGCAACCTAGGCTCATCAGTGGGCTCATGGGCGGCTTGCGAGCCACGCCTCACGGTCAAGGTCAAACCTCTCCATGACCTCAGCCATACCCTCAGGCATAACCTCAAGGAGCTTGTGATCTGTCACCGCTCCGTAATGGTCAGTCACCCAACCGGCATACATATAGCCGATAACCCAGACCTGCTTGTCTGACAGATCAGCCACATTCTCATGAGCGCGGCAGTGGTCAAAAGTCGCTTTGGCGATCTGTGCTTGAGTCAATGTTTTCATGTGTGTTCTCCTGTGTAACTTAGGGAGACCTTAAGGCCTCCCGTTGATATTGTCAACTAATAAAATAATCTTTTTCCTGCATGAGGTCGTGCAAGGCGTCGATGGTCT